AGCTGATCCTAATATATTCTCAATGAGTCAGAGAGTATCTTTAGCACAAGAACAACTAAGATTAGCAACTTCTAATCCTCAAATGCACAACATGTATTCTGCATACAGAGGAATGTATGAGGCAATCGGTGTAAAAGATATTGACAGAATTTTACCACCTCCTCCCCCTAATCAACCAAAAGATCCAGCAATCGAACATATCGATGCAATGGGTATGAAACCTTTCCAAGCGTTTCCTGGTCAAGATCACAGAGCACACATTACAGCTCACTTAAATTTTATGGCTAGTAATTTTGTTAGAAACAATCCTAGCATTACTGCAGCGTTAGAAAAAAATATTATGGAGCATATATCATTGATGGCACAAGAACAGGTACAATTAGAATTTCCACAAGAATTTCAAATGTTACCACAGCTACAACAAATGGCTGTACAAAACCCACAAGCACAACAACAGCTACAACAAATATCTCAAAAGATAGAAGCTAGAAAAGCATTGTTGATTGCTGATATGACTGAAGACTTTATGAAGGAAGAAAAAGCTATTACTTCTCAATTCGATCATGATCCATTACTTAAATTAAAACAAAGAGAAGTAGATTTAAAAGCTATGGATGCTGAACGTAAAATGAAAGAAGATCAAGCTAGAATAGATCTCGATAGAGCTAAAATGGTACAAGCAAAAGATCTAAATGATAGAAAACTTGATCAAAACGAAGATTTAGCTCAATTAAGAGCAGATACATCTATTGAGAAATCAATGATGTCTGCAGATGTAAAACTAACTTCAGATGCTATGAAAGCCCAAGACGTAAATGTCTTGAAAGGGCCTAGAAGATAGTATATTAACAATTAGGAGAAAATTATGAAGGACCCAAAAATAACAAAACCAGTTGGAGTAAACAAAGATGGTTACGCTAGTGGCGGAGTAGAAATAGAAACACCTTCTCAAAACTTGCACTTAGATCCAAGATCTAAATCAAGTATTAGAGGACAAAACTATATCGCTCAAGGTGACACTGTAACTGTTAAAGGTACGAAAACTAGAAAACCTGTTAAGGCTACTTGGTACTAACATGTGGTTATCGGCAATTAAATTAGCCGTTTCTGCTGGTAGTAAAATTTATGCTAATAAGCAGAAGACGAAAATAGCTATGTCAGATGCACAGCTTATGCACGCATCTCGTATGGCCGAAGGCAAAGAAGCTTATCAGGGAAAATTATTAGAGGCCCGTCAGTCAGATTGGAAGGACGAGGCAGTTTTGATAATTCTCTCGGCGCCAATAGCAATCCTGGCCTGGGCAGTCGTATCGGATGATCCGACAGCAATGGACAAAGTAAATATATTCTTTGAGCATTTCGCGGCACTCCCATCATGGTTTACAAATTTATGGATCCTTGTTGTCGCGAGTATATATGGTATAAAGGGTACTCAAATTTTTAGAAACGGAGGAAAAAAATAATGAGAAACTATTACAATAAAGGTGGCCCAACTTTAACTAAGGCACAAAAAACTTTACCAAAAGAATTACAGAAAAAAATTATAATGTCTAAAGCTAAAAAGAAAAAAACTAAATCACCAAGAGAAAAAGCGATAGGAATAGCATAATGTCTGATGCAAACAAAGAATATATAGATACTAAAAAATCTAAATCTAAAAAAGACAAAGCTAAAATTGAATTAGCTGAAAAAATGGCTAAGAGAAAAAAAACATCACCAAGTGACATGCTTCAAACTATTAAAATTCAAGAACGATTTGATAAAAATCCAATTTCTACAAAAACAGATATGATTGGAGATGATAAACTTACTACAGATTTTCAAAAAGGTGGAAGAGTAAATTTACGTGGCGGTGGAATTTGTCTAAAAGGAATTAACAAAAAAGCTTACGGGAAAAATTCATAATGGCTAAGCTCTGTCCAAAAGGAAAAGCAGCAGCAAAGCGTAAGTTTAAGGTATATCCTTCAGCTTATGCGAATATGTATGCTTCAGGTGTTTGTTCAGGAAAAATAAAACCAGGCGGAAGAAAAAAAGCTAAAGATGGTGGTTTACAACTAGCTGGTTTAGCAAGAAGAAAAAGATGTCTTTAAGAAAATGGGTTTCAGAGAAATGGGTAGATATTGGAGCTCCAAAAAAGGATGGAAAATATCAACCTTGTGGAAGAAGCAAAGGGAGCAAAAGGAAGTATCCGAAATGCGTACCACTTGCGAAAGCCACACGGATGACAAAAGGACAAAAGGCCTCTGCTGTCAGCAGAAAAAGAGCAGCGGGTAATCCTGGAGGAAAACCTACTAACGTTGCAACTTTTACAAAAAGAAAAAAAGCAATGGATGGTGGATATACTGGACCAGCAATAAATTCAGAATATGGCGGAGTTAAATTAAATAATGCATCTTATGCAAAGTATTATAAAGGAATGATTTAGTGAGAAAAGAAGATAAACAACCACCTAAAACTAAAAAATATTTTAGACCTACAAAGTCTGGAGCAGGGATGACAAAAGCTGGGGTCTCCCGATATAGAAGAGAAAATCCTGGTTCAAAACTAAAAACAGCCGTGACGGGTAAAGTAAAATCTGGATCAAAAGCTGCAAATCGACGTAAGTCGTACTGTGCAAGAAGCGCAGGCCAAATGAAAAAATTTCCCAAGGCTGCAAAAGATCCTAATTCTAGACTACGTCAGGCTAGAAGAAGATGGAAATGCTAGACAAGTGGTTATATAGTTTCTTTTCAAAACTTGATGATATTATATCTTGGATAGAAACATATGTTATTAAGTGTGTTGAATGGTGTTGGCACACGAGAGTAAAATTATTAAAGAAAAAAAGGAGAAAGAAAAATGATGGATGATGAATTAATTTACATAAGTAAAATTCAAAAATACTTAAAAGAAGCATATCAAAATATCGGAGACAGCATGATAGCTGGAGGTGTTGACAATATGGAGAAATACAAGTATATGATGGGACAGGCACACGCCTATTTAAAAATATCACAGGAAATCTCTAACCTGCTAAAACCAAAGGAGCAAAATGATACTAAAAGAGAACCCGACAACGTCGTCCGATTTGAGTTCGACAAAGAATAAATCAGCGTTATTAAATAAATACGAAAAACAAAACGCAGAAGCTCATCAAAAAGAAGTTGATGGCTATGAACGTTTAAAATCAAAAGAGACAAATAAATTACCAAATCCAACTGGATGGAGAATGTTAGTTCTTCCATTTAAATTACCAGAAAAAACTAAAGGTGGATTGTTCTTGGGGCAGGACACTTTAGAAAGGCAACAAGTTGGATCAACATGTGGACTTGTATTAGCTATGGGACCACATTGTTATGACAAAGATAAATTTCCAGAAGGACCTTGGTGTAAAAAAGGTGACTGGATAATTTTCGCAAGATATGCTGGATCAAGAATCCAGATCGATGGCGGGGAAGTTAGATTGCTAAACGACGATGAAGTTTTAGCAACCATCGAAAACCCTGAAGACATACTTCATCAATATTAACATAGGAGAAAACTATGCCTGACGTAGAAGAAAATAAAACAGTTGATATAGATACATCTGGTCCAGGTGCGGAAATAGAACTGCAAGAAGAAAAAGATGAATCAGTAGTTGATACTGAAGCATCGAATGAAGAAAAGAAGGAACAACCTTCTGAGGACAAAACGTTTGAAAACGAACGTGAGACTAAACTAGACGAGGCGACAACAGAGGATAAAAAAGAAGACAATAATGAGTTAGAGCAATATTCTAAAGACGTTAAGAAAAGAATATCTAAACTTACTCATAAATGGAGAGAAGCAGAAAGACAAAGAGAAGAAGCTTTGGGCTATGCTGAAAAAATGATCTTAGCTAAAAGAAAAGCTGAAGATAAACTCTCGAAGCTTGAACCAGGATACTTGAAATCTACAGAAGATAGTATTGTTTCTGGTGTACAAGCAGCTCAAGCTAAACTTGCAGCAGCAAGGGAAGCAAATGATTTAGCAGCTGAAGCGGAAGCTTTAACATCTATCTCTGAATTGGGTTACAAAAAAGCTAAACTTGAGGAAACTAAAATTGCTCAAGAGGAGTATAATAAAAAACAGGAATCAAAACCTGCTCCTGAAATTAACTTAAATAGACAACAAGCGGCAACAGGCACACCTGATCCAAAAGCTGAAACATGGGCTCAAAGTAACTCATGGTTTGGTCAAGATACAGCTATGACTTATACTGCTTTTGATCTACACAAAAAGTTAACGGAAGAAGAAGGGTTTGACCCATCAAGTGACGAATATTATGTTGAAATTGATAAGAGAATAAGACTTGAGTTTCCACATAAATTTGGTACAATAGAATCTACGGAAACGGCTAAGCCTGTCCAACAAGTTGCTTCGGCAAGGCGTACGACAAAATCTAGTCGCAAAACTGTAAGACTCACACCTTCACAGGTAGCAATTGCTAAAAAATTAGGTGTGCCACTTGAAGAGTATGCAAAACAATTAAATATCACGAAGGAGGTATAAGCATATGGAAAATAATAACGATAAAAGAACCTCACGTGCGAGTCAAACAAGAGAAAAAACTTCTCAGAAAAAAGTTTGGTCTCCACCATCATCTTTAGATGCACCCCCTGCGCCAACAGGTTTTAAACATAGATGGCTAAGAGCTGAATCTTTAGGATTCCAAGATACTAAGAATATCGCTGGAAGACTTAGATCTGGATACGAATTGGTTAGATCCGATGAATATCCTGATGGCGATTATCCAATTGTTGAAGACGGCAAATACAAGGGAGTGATCGGAGTTGGTGGCCTAGTGCTGGCTAGGGTACCTGAAGAGATTGCAAATCAGCGTAACGAATATTACGCAAGACAACATGAAGACAAGGTAAAAGCTGTCGACAACGATCTTATGAAGGAGCAGCACCCCGACATGCCAATCAATATTGAAAGGCAGTCACGTGTAACCTTCGGTGGTACAAAGAAAAGTTAATTTTTTAACAATTCCTAAACCGCTGGATAAACTTAACCCGTGAGTGAAAGCTCACACAAGGAGAAAATATAATGGCAAATAAAGACGCAGCTTTCGGTTTGAGAGCAATCGGAAAAGTTGGCCAGAATAGAGACAACCAAGGTTTATCCGAATACGATATCGCAGCATCTGCAACAGCGATTTACCAAAATGACCCTGTCGAAATGGCAGCCACTGGTACAATCACTGTAGCGGCAGCAACAGATACTCTATTAGGATCACTTAATGGTGTTTTCTTTACTGATGCTAACACAAGCAAGCCTACATATGCTAATCACCTTAACGCATCTAACACTGCAACTGACATTGTTGGATTCGTATCTGATGACCCATATGAAAGGTTTGAAGTACAATCAGACGGCGCAACTGCAGCAGCAGACGTTGGAATGAATGCTGACATTGTATACGCAGCTGGTAGTTCACCAGACTATGTATCAAAAGTAGAATTAGATCACTCTGATCTTAAAACTGCAACAGCACAACTAAGAGTACTTGCAATATCTAACGACATTGAAAATAACGAAGCAGGTTCTGCTAACGTTAACCTTGTTGTTATGATTAACGAGCACTTCTTGAAAGGAACGGTAGGAGTATAATCATGGCCATATCAAGAGGACAACTAGTTAAAGAACTAGAGCCAGGTTTGAATGCACTATTCGGTCTGGAATATAAACGTTACGAGAACCAGCATGCTGAAATATATAGCACTGAATCTTCAGACAGAGCGTTTGAAGAAGAAGTTATGTTATCAGGTTTCGCAAATGCTCAAGTTAAAGCTGAAGGAAGTGGAGTTACTTTTGACAATGCTCAAGAAACTTTCACTGCTAGATACAGTCACGAGACTGTAGCTCTTGCCTTCGCAATAACTGAAGAAGCAATTGAAGACAACTTGTATGACAGACTTTCAAGTAGATATACAAAAGCACTTGCTAGATCTATGGCGAATACTAAACAAGTTAAATCTGTTAATCCATTAATCAATGGACTACCAGGCGGTTCGTTCACTTCAGGTGATGGTGTTACTTTAATTAACGCTTCTCACCCAACAATCGCTGGAACTGTATCTAATACTTTAGCTACAGCGGCTGATTTGAATGAAACTTCATTAGAGCAATCATTAATCGATATTGCTGCAATGACAGACGAAAGAGGTCTGAAAATTGCTGCAAGAGGATTAAAAATGATTATTCCTTCTGAGTTACAATTCACAGCTGAGAGACTTATGAAGTCTCAAGGTAGAGTTGGAACAGCTGATAATGATGTAAACGCAATTGCGTCTATGGGAATGATTCCTCAAGGTTATAGAGTGAACAATTTCTTAACTGACACAGATGCTTTCTACATTATGACAGATGTACCAAACGGTATGAAGTACTTCGAAAGATCGCCAATTAAAACGGCGATGGAAGGTGACTTCGACACTGGTAACGTAAGATACAAAGCTAGAGAAAGATACTCATTTGGAGTTTCTGACTTTAGAGGTATTTTTGCATCACCAGGAGCATAATACTTAATAAATTTGTGGCGGGACATAGTTCCGCCACATTTAAACCTTACAATAAAAGAGTTATGAAAAAATTTATAGTTACAATAAACGCCTACGCGCACTACGCAAAATTTGAAGTAGAATCAGAAGATTCCCCAACATCACTAGAAAATGCAATCCTTGACAAACTAGGAGAAAATAGTATAGTTTGGGAAAAAACGGGAATGTTAGCTCGTTAAACAGAATAACCTATGAGGAGGTTATCGATGATACAAGACCTATACAAACGAAAAAGGTCCTTGGAGTTGAAGTGGGAACAGGAGCATCTGGATAATAACAGATACACTCTTGAGATGGTTAGAATTGACGATAAAGTCAAACAGATCATCACAGATATTAAGCTTGAAGAAGCTAGAATCGCTCACGTACAGAACAATGTTGAAGGTTCTGCTCCAGAAGTTTCAGTAGCTACTTAATCAAAAGCTACATCGTTGGAAAAAATCTACTCCACACTACAGGCTCTCTTGCACTCTACTAAAAACTAGTATATAGTTTCAGCACTATACATAAATTAATATTCTGCATAGACGCAGTATAGTCGACGGCCTAGAGACTATGTGGAATATAACTAGGAGAATAATCATGGCTCAAACACTATTTAGAGGACCAGTACTGCAAGGTAAATTTAACGAAGCAGGTTTAACTGGATTCAATCTAGAAAACAAATCAGCTAACTACACAGTAGCAAACGGAGATTCTGGTAAATGTTTTACATCATCAACAGATGGTGTGGTATTTACTTTACCTGCAATTTCAATCGGAAGAGTATTTACTTTTGTAAATACAGGTTCTGATGGAACTAATACTTTAACTATTAGTCCAAACGCTAATGATGGTATTTTGTATGCTGGATCTTTAACAGATGATAAGGATCTTATTAATACAAAATCAACATCAAAAGTTGGTGACTTTGTAGTATGTGCATCTTTAAACTCAACAGCGCATTGGACGATTGTTGATGTACAAGGTGTATTTGCTAAAGAAGCATAATAAA